AAATTAAATTCCTACGTAATAGTGATGTTCTTTTTGAAAAGCAAAATAATGCCGCCAAAATGATTGACTTTGTAGAGCACCAATACGATATGATTAACTTGACTAAGTCGGAGTGCGCCCTTATTCAGATCACCACTTCGCCTCACGGAACCCAAACTTTTGACTTGCCGCAAAACCTTAAAAGACAGACGGGTCCCGATAAGGCACGAAAGGACTCGTATTCCGCATTGGTATTGGGGACGTGGATGATTAAATTATATTATGATATGAAAAACGCAAAAGATGTAGAGCTCTATCAAGACTTTACTCCTACTTTTATAGCATAATGGCTCTTTTCGCAAAAGACTCAAAGGGCTATCATAAACAAAGTTGGCATAACCATTATGCGGGCCAATCTATAATTCTCTGCGGGACGGGCCCCTCTCTGCATGACATGGATGCGGATAAATTAAAGGGGTCTCAATTACCTCTATTTGGCTTAAATAACGCTTTTGAGGTGGTAGATTTAGATTTTTGGATGGCATTTGATGAGCCAGGGCAATTTGATAAAAAGCTTTGGAGTCGGGACTGTATAAAGTTTTACCCGTGGGATTATAGAAATAAATATATAGTACGCAAGGCCTCTAATGTCTTTTTTTATAAGGCTTACGGCCTCTCAAGGGAAAATCACGAAGGGGGTGAGGAATTTCGTGAAGACTTGGAGCTGGGGGGCCCTTATATAAACTTTATTTTTGAAGGCTATACCTTTTCGATGGCTTTGCATATGATTTATTGGCTTGGTTTTAGTAAAGTATTTCTGGCGGGATGCGATTTTGGGGGGGAAAGTCAACTTTCTGAACTTTCTAGTAACTACAATGAAGCTGATCAGCAATGTGTTTTACAGAAAGGCCTCGAGTGCCTGGAGGAAATAAAGAGCCGTGGGGCCTTAGAGCTTGTTTCCTGCACTGCTGATTCTCCCATTAACGAGTTTTTGTCATACCAGCCGCTTTAGAATGTCTCGCTTTTGAAAGTTTAAAGTTAACTTTTGTAGAGTTTCGGAAGTTTGGGTGTATTATCTAAACAAATGGCTAAAAGAAAATATCGCAAAAGATCCGATTACTGGAATAAATTTAAGAAAAAGACCGAACAACCTCTGGACGAACTTTTAAAGCAGGGCGCCGATTGGTTGCCTGACTTGGTGGGGGATGCTTTTTACTCTCATAGCAGTAGAGCTTCCTATTCTAGAACGGGGAGCACTACTAATCCTGTGGCAAACACCACGTCGCGCATAAACAGGGTGGGGGTTTACCCCAAATTCAACTCTTTCGCTAATATTCGAGATGGGATGCTTCCCTATGACTATACTACAGAAGGAGTCAATGTTCAGGAGGCCGTGCTGCTCTGCCAAAAGGCTTATGCAAATATTGCTATTTTTCGCAATGCCATTGATATTATGTCCGAATTTGCTAATTCGGATCTCTATCTAGAAGGGGGGACCAAAAAATCACGAGATTTTATTTCCAAATGGTTCCAGAAAATTTCTATCTGGAAGATCACTGATCAATTTTTTAGGGAATATTATAAATCAGGCAATGTTTTTATTTATAGAATAGATGGAGATTTTAGCAATGAGGACTTTAATAAGCTGAGCTTGGTTTACGGCAGCGGTTTAAAGCCAGGGAAAATTCCTTTGATGTATACCTTTTTAAATCCTTTTGATATTGTCACCTATAGAACCACAGCTTTTCGAGATCAAGCATATCGAAAAGTTTTATCCGAATATGAATTGGAACGATTAAGGAATCCTAAAAATGAAGAAGACGAGCAGATTTTCAAAGCGTTGCCTGATGAAACACAAAAGGCAATCCTAAAGGGAGGGTGGGCCGAGCGTGGAATTTCAATGCCTTTAGAGGTTGCCAATCTTAGCTATTCTTTTTATAAAAAACAAGACTACGAGCCTTTTGCTGTTCCTTTTGGCTTTCCTGTTTTGGCGGACATTAATTGGAAGATGGAGTTAAAGAAAATAGATCAAGCCATCGCCAATACCATTGAAAACGTAATTCTTTTAATAACTATGGGTAACACCCCCGATAAGGGAGGTATTAATCCCCGCAATATGGAGGCCATGCAGAAACTTTTTAGAAATGAAAGTATTGGGAGAGTATTGGTTAGCGATTATACCACTAAAGCAGAGTTTGTTATTCCTGATCTCAATAAAGTGCTGGGTCCTGATAAATATAAAGTGGTTAATGACGATATTAAAGAAGGGTTGCAAAATGTTATCGTGGGACAAGAACGATACGCGAGCACCATGGTTAAGGCGGAAATATTTTTGGAAAGACTCAAGGAGGCTCGTAGCGCATTTTTAAATGACTTTTTACAGGGTCAAATTAAAATGGTTTGTCAGGGATTAGGCTTTCGCAAATACCCCATAGTTAAATTTGCAGAAATAGATCTAAAAGATGAGCTACAGTTCCATCGGGTCACAACTCGCTTAATTGAGCTAGGCATCCTGACTGCGGAAGAAGGCATGCGAGCAATTAAAACGGGGATTTACCCTGAGACTACTAACATGGTGGACTCGCAGGAAAGATTTTTGGAAGAGCGAAAGAAGGGTTATTATAATCCCTTGGTAGGCGGTGTTCCTGTGATTGACCCCATCTCGTTACTAGAGGATCCCCCAGGGGAAATAGAAGAAGATGGGGACGATATTCGCGATGCAGACGAAATGAAAAATGTGGAGGAAATAAAACCTGGGGGCCCTCCCAAGCAGCCTGGTCGACCCCCCACCTCTTCTAATCCTGAAAAAAAATATAGCAGGGCTAACCTTGGCAAGTCGGTGGGCGCCATGGAGGAATTGCGCAAAGCTGCAGCTACGGCCCTTCGAAAACACGAAAAAAAGAAACGGTTAAGCAAGGAAGAAAACGCTCTTGTTGATCAACTATGTGAAGCGGTGATTTGCGGTTGTGAAAGTGATCAGTGGAAGGAAAGCGTGGAAGCATGCATCAAGGATTTCGAGAAGATAGGAGGACTGGTTCCGTTGCCTGGGATTTTAGAAATCGCAGCGGAGCATAATCTAGATACTTATGCGGCAGCGTTTTTGTATCATGGCGATAAAATTTCACAATAAGCCAAGATCTTGTGTATTTGAAGGTATAGGACAGTACTTTTAATACAATGAAAAATTTAGAACGTCGCATTCGTTATACTCCAAAGGGCATTGAGGTGAAGCTTATTACCGTCGATGCAAAAAAACTAACTAGCGAAGAAAGGAATAATCTTCCTGATTCCGATTTCGCCTACATTGAGCCAGGGGGCAAAAAGGTGGACGGTAAAACCGAGCCACGCTCTTTAAGGAAGTTCCCTATTCAAGATGCAGCTCATGTGCGTAGCGCTTTATCATATTTAAGCAACTCCGACCTTTCTCCCGAAGCAAAGAAGTCAGCGCTTAAGAAAATCAAAATCGCCGCCAAGAAGTTTGGCGTTACCGTAAGCGATTCTGACGCCAAAACCAAAAAGGAATGGGATAAGATTGACAAGAAAGAACTAAAGCGCGATACTAAAAAAGAAAAAGAGGAACACGAAAAGGACGCCGTCGAAGATGATGAGTCCAAGATTAAAAAATTAAAAAAGGGGAAGCCTTCGGAAAAGAAGGAGGCGGAAATCCGTGATCTCAAAAAGGACGAAAAGTTTGACAAAAAGAGTAAGCGTAAATATGCGAAAGCTAGAAGTGGATCTGGCTACCTTGGGAGCGACAAAGAAAAGCAAGAAAGTCTCGAGCGCCAAGAGCGGCACCAAGACAAAAGCGAGCTCGATAACGAAACTCTTAAAGAGCGGCTTAAGCATCATGAGGATGCAGTAAAAAATCTTAAAAAGGAAATCGCACAATTAGAAAAAGATAAGAAAGAAGACGCGGAAGATGTAAAGCGTGAATCCCAGGCCGCAAGCGATAAACAAAAAGCGGCTCGAGAAAAGTTCATGGAAATGATACGCAAAAAGAAAAAGAACGGCGACGACAAAGACGACAAAGACGACGACAAAGATGACGACAAAGACGACAAGAAAGCGAAAAAAGATAAAAAGGGCGACAAGAAAAAAGAAAAATCTAAGGGTCGAGTTGTTAAGGATGGAAAATACGAAGGAAAAGTTCCATATCAAGGCCGCGAGCCCAATCCCGCTGTTCAATATCTCCCCAAGGGAGATAAGCCCGTCGAGTTAGATAAGGCTAAGGATGAAGACGGGAAGTACGTTCCTTATGAGGGTCCTGAGCCCAACCAGCAGGTTCAATATGATCCTGTTCCCCAAGAAGAGCACTTTCAGCACCAATCTTTTATGAATGAATGCATAGCGAATACGGCTATGCATGCAGACACAGAGGGGCTCGATGAAAATCGAGCTTACATGTCTTGCGCTATTGCTTATGATAAAAAGTATCAAACTTCTTATGCTCCATGCGGCCCTCTAGGCTGCATCTATTAAGATGCGGTTTGAGCACAAAACTCGATTCTGTAGCAAAATATTAGCCTCCGAAAGGGCGGCTAATTTTGAGCAATTAGGCATTAGTCAGGCATCGGTGGACGCATTGGAGCCGCTTATTCCTACTTCTATCGATTTAAAAAAAAATATTGATTTAATTGGCGTGGCTTTCAATGCTGCTGTTGTTAATAAGTTTAATCGAAATGGCGACGGCATCGATACGGATACGGCGTTGGGAGTAAAGGATTTCTTTGTTAATAAGCCTACTAATATAGAACATAAGAAGCAGGCCGTGGTTGGGCATATTGTTTCGAGCGCTTTTAGCGCGTTTGGGTCTAATGAATTATTGACCGACAAAGAGGCCGAGTCTTTGCGGCGCCCTTTTAATATTGCTTTGGCGGCTGTGGTATATAAAACTGTTAATCCTGGTTTTGCTCAACTCTTGGAAAATGACGAGGAAGAAGACGATGAAGTTATATCCGCTAGCTGGGAGTTGGGATTTAATGATTACTATTTAGCTTTAGGGAGCGACAATCTTGACGAGGCAGAAATAATTACTGACCCTGGCCAGATTAAAGAATTTTCTAAATATCTTAAAGCATATGATGGAAACGGCAAGACTAAGGACGGCGTTTCGGTTAATAGGCTAATAGTGGGGGAAATTTTTCCGTTGGGAATTGCGTTTACCACCAATCCTGCCGCCGATGTAGAGGGTGTTTACGTAGAAGATCCTGAAGCTGATCTTGTTGAGGCCACAGTGGACACAAAAAAAGAAGAAATAGAAGAAGATTGTATCCCTCCGTTAAATAAATTTAATAATAAAATTTCACATTGTGAAGAAATAAATGTAAATCCAACAAACGAATCTATACTTATGGACAGAGATATCATTAAACAATTCGAAGATATTCTTTCTGAGAAATTGGACAAAAAGCAGTTTTCTGAAGAAGCACTAGCTAATGTTGCTCAGATTATCCACGAAGCCATCTTGAAGAAAGATCAAGAATATAAGGCGGAACGGGATGAGCGTGAGGAAGCAGAAGCCGAAGCCGCTTCAGAAAGCCAGCGTCTCCAGGCTGACCTGGAGGAGCTCAAAGAGCAACTGAACGCAAGCCAAGCACAACTTGGCGAGCTTCAGGAGGAAAAAGCCGTGGCTGAGGCAAAGGAGCGTTTTAATCTTAGAATGTCAGCTGTCGATGAGGAATTCGAACTCAGCGATGGTGACCGCGAGATTATCGCAACTGAACTTCAGAGCTTGGCGGACCCTCAGGAAGCTTTTGCTTCTTATCAAGATAAGCTGCGCATCATGTGGGTGCACAAGGCGAAATCTTATATTGAAGCAAGCGAAAAGCAGATAACAGAAAGAATAGAAAAGGAAGTGGCGCAACGCCTAGAGGAGCTTAGTCAAGTCGACGCATCAGAAGAAACCCCTGAGGTGGAAGATGTTTTAGACAATGTCGAGGCTCCTGACGAAAGCGTGGTCACCAATAATAACGCAGAAGGCGCTCAAACAGAGCCTTCTTTAAGAGACAAGTTTCAAGAGGCTTTTTCTCGCGAAAATTTAACAATCAAATTATAATTATATAATGGCACTTAGAATTCTACCATTCAGACAATATAACGAGAATGACGTAGTTAACCTATACCGTTCCGACGTTACTAATACTCAGACGACTGATACTAGTGATGCGGATGCGGGCGTTATCGTCAAGGTTTCTTCTGCTGATTTAAATGTGGGACCAATTGCCTATGAAGATAGCACTTATCTTGGCAAGACGGACTACGCATTTGTTGGCAAGGATCAACTGCCTGTCGTGCAAAATGTTTTCACGGCGGCTTCCTCTGGCGAGGCTATTTTAGGAATCACGTTAGCTCAAACAGCCCAACAGGATGAAAATGGCGAAAAGCTAATTTATTATCCTCAAAAACAGCTTGAATTACAAGCTGTACATTCGGGCCAAGCCGTTCCAGTCCTTACCAAGGGCGTTGTTACTATAGCATCTACGGCTTACGGAGGCACCTTAACACCTGGTCAATTTTTGACCGCCGCACAAGCGGCGAGCAAAGGCAAGGTGACAGGTCATGATACTTCGCA